CGAGGAGCACCTGGCAAAATCCAGGTTGACTCCTCCTTTTTTTGTTGCTAAAATAATGGGAGGTATGGAGCAAGAATGGCTGTAAAACTTTCGATTCTCAAATCTGGAGAAGAAATAATTTCAGATATTAAAGAGGGAATGCTTGAAGATAAAATAGTTACTTATATATTGGATAACCCAAGAAAAATAACATATCATGGTAGTTACAAAGTGTTTAATGAAAACGAAGAACAAGTTGACAGAGTTAATATTACTCTAGAACCTTGGCCTTCTTTGTCTGAAGATCAAGTTGTTCCTATTGTTACTGATTGGGTAGTAACTGTAGTTGAACCGAAGATTGAATTGAAGAAAATGTATGAAGAGCAGGTATTAAAAAATGGAATCTAAAATAATAAAACTGATAGTCTTGCTTAATAAAGAAATTTTATTGAGTCAAATAGAAGAAGTTGGTGCTGATATTGGTGAACCAGATTGTAAACTTATTAATCCATTTGTCGTTAAAAACGATAAAACTTTAGAACCGTTTTTAAATGGTTACACAAAAGAAAATACATTTATGATGAGTTCTGACAAGATTTTAACACTTGCAGATCCAACTCCAACTCTACTTGAAAAATATGAGGATTTGATTAAAGGATGACACAACGCTTTTATACTAATGTTCAGTTGATTGGAAATCAGTTTTTGGTTCGTGGAGTAGAAAATGGCAAAAGATTTGAGGCAAGAGATGAGTTTTTTCCAACTCTTTTTGTAAAAACTAAAAAACAGTCCAAATATAGAACATTAAATGGTGAAGCAGTTGAGCCAATAGTACCTGGCACTGTTAAAGATTGTCGTGAGTTTTATAAAAAATATGAAGGTGTAGATGGATTTGAGATTTATGGGAATGACAGATACATCTGTCAATACATTTCAGAAAAATATCCAGAGGATGAAATCAAGTTTGATATTAGTAAAATCAAACTTGTAACTCTGGATATTGAGGTTGCTTCGGAAGGTGGATTCCCCGATGTAGAATCTGCTTCAGAAGAAATCTTATCCATTAGTATTCAAGATTATACGACTAAGAAGATTACAACCTGGGGAGTTAAACCATTTAACAACACTCGTAAAGATGTAACATATCATTATTGCCCATCAGAGTATGAACTTCTCAATCACTTCATTAACTATTGGATGGTTGATGTTCCTGATGTGATTACTGGATGGAACATTCAATTGTATGACGTTCCTTATATCTGTAAGCGTCTCAATCGTGTTCTTGGGGAAAAGCTGATGAAACGTTTTTCCAACTGGGGACTTGTCACAGAAGGAGAGGTGTTCATTAATGGACGCAAGCATACCGTATTTGATATTGGCGGATTAACACAACTAGATTATCTTGATCTTTATAAGAAATTTACTTATAAGGCACAGGAATCTTATCGTCTTGATTATATCGCTGAAGTAGAACTAGGACAAAAGAAACTGGATCACTCTGAGTTTGATACCTTCAAGGATTTCTATACGAAAGGTTGGCAGAAGTTTATTGAATACAACATCATTGACGTAGAACTTGTTGACCGTTTGGAAGACAAGATGAAACTTATTGAACTTGCTCTTACGATGGCATATGACGCTAAGGTAAACTATGCTGATGTTTTTTATCAGGTTCGAATGTGGGATAATATTATCTACACGTATCTGAAGAAAAGAAATATTGTTATTCCTCCAAAGAATAAAACTCAAAAGGATGAGAAGTATGCTGGTGCTTATGTTAAAGAACCAATTCCTGGAATGTATGATTGGGTGGTGAGTTTTGACTTGAACTCTCTATATCCTCATTTGATTATGATGTATAATATCTCTCCCGAAACTCTTCTGGAAGAAAAGCATCCGACAGTTTCTGTTGATAAAATTTTGAATCAAAGTCTTAACTTTGAACTATACAAAGATTATGCAGTATGTGCTAACGGCGCAATGTTCCGTAAAGACGTTCGTGGTTTTCTTCCAGAACTAATGGAGAAAATATACAACGAACGTGTCATCTTTAAAAAGAAGATGCTTGCTGCAGAACAGGAATATGAGAAGACTAAAAATAAAGAGTTGATTAAAGAAATCGCTAGGTGTAACAATATCCAAATGGCACGTAAGATTCAACTCAACTCTGCTTATGGTGCGATTGGTAATCAGTATTTTCGCTATTATAAACTTGCAAATGCTGAAGCAATTACACTGTCGGGACAAGTTTCTATTCAATGGATTATGAATCGCGTGAATGCTTATCTAAACAAGATTCTAAAAACTGGAGATGCGGATTATGTCATTGCTTCTGATACTGATTCTTTGTATATCAATATGGGTCCTCTGGTTGAGTGTGTATACAAGGGAAGAGAGAAAACTACTCAAGGCATTGTTTCGTTCCTTGATAAGGTCTGTCAGGTGGAATTTGAAAAGTATATTGAAAGTTCTTACCAAGAATTGGCGGACTATGTAAACGCTTATGAACAAAAAATGTACATGAAGCGTGAATGTATTGCTGAACGTGGTATTTGGACTGCGAAGAAGCGATATATTCTGAGCGTCTGGGACAGTGAAGGTGTTCGATATGAAGAACCTAAATTGAAGATTAAAGGTATTGAGGCAATCAAATCATCAACTCCAGCACCTTGTCGAAAGATGCTGAAAGATTCCTTTAAAATTATGATGAGTGGAAGTGAGGATGATATGATTGACTTTATTGAAAATTGTAGAAGTGAATTCAAAAAGTTATCTCCCGAGCAGATTGCTTTTCCAAGAACAGCATCCGATGTTCAAAAGTATTCATCTTCTTCAAACATATATGCCCCTAAAACTCCAATTCAAGTTCGTGGAGCACTTTTGTTTAATCATTACATTAAAAAGCATAACCTTACAAACAAATATTCTTTGATTCAAAATGGGGAAAAGGTTAAGTTTATTTTTCTTAAAAAACCAAATCTTATTCATGAGAATGTACTTTCTTTTATCCAGGAGTTTCCAAAAGAACTCAATCTTGACAAATACATAGATTATGAACTACAATTTGAGAAAGCATTTCTAGAACCACTCAAGATCATTCTTGACTCGATTGGGTGGAATGTTGAAAAGACAGTAAACCTTGATTCATTTTTTGCCTAATGCACGGAAACACAAAACACGGACACAATAGTCGTAAAAAAACAACATCAACTTATAATAGTTGGTGTGCTATGCATAGGAGATGTAAATCAAAACCTGGATATTTTGATAGGGGGAATTGTCGTATGTGACAGATGGAAAATTTTTGAAAATTTTTTGGATGATATGGGAGAACGTCCAAATGATATGACTTTGGGTAGGATAGATAATAATGAAGGTTATCATCCAAAAAATTGTAGATAGGAAAATAAACATCAACAAGATACCAATAGAAGAAGTTCTGTGTTAATTAAATATAAAAATGAAACAAAGTGTGTCCGTGACTGGCATAAAGAAACTGGATTATCTGAGAGATGTATTTTATACAGATACCATAAAGGATGGACTCCCGAACAAATTTTAACTACACCAATGAGGAAAAAATAATGGATTTTTTGAAAGATATAGTCAAGGAGATTGGGGACGATTATACTAAACTTGCTTCTGATATAGATGAAACTGAAACTTACGTCGATACCGGTAGTTATATTTTTAATGCACTGGTTTCAGGTAGTATATTTGGTGGTGTATCTGGGAATAAGATTACTGCTATTGCTGGAGAGTCTAGTACTGGAAAGACTTTTTTCTCTCTCGCCGTGGTTAAGAACTTTCTTGATACTCATCCCGATGGTTACTGTCTCTACTTTGACACTGAGGCTGCTATCACTAAATCACTTGTAGAATCCCGTGGAATTGATACTTCTCGTCTGGTTGTTGTTAATGTTGTTACTATCGAAGAGTTTCGTGGAAAGGCGCTCAAAGCGGTAGATATGTATTTGAAAGCACCAGTAGAAAATCGCAAACCTTGTATGTTTGTGCTAGACTCTCTGGGTATGCTTTCTACAGAGAAAGAAATCACCGACGCACTGAATGATAAACAAGTTCGTGATATGACTAAATCGCAACTTGTGAAAGGTGCTTTCCGAATGCTCACACTCAAATTAGGACAGGCAAATGTACCACTCATTGTCACAAATCATACATACGATGTCATCGGAGCTTATGTACCAACGAAAGAAATGGGGGGAGGTTCTGGACTCAAATATGCAGCCTCTACAATCATTTATCTCTCAAAGAAAAAAGAAAAGGATGGAACAGAAGTGGTCGGAAATATTATCAAGGCTAAGACTGCTAAATCGCGTTTGAGTAAAGAGAATAAAGATGTTGAAGTCCGTTTGTATTATGATGAGCGCGGTCTTGATCGTTACTATGGTCTTCTGGAACTTGGTGAGATTGGTGGACTCTGGAAAAATGTAGCAGGACGCTATGAGATGGATGGTAAGAAGATTTATGCCAAACAAATTCTTGCTAATCCTGAAGAATACTTCACTGAAGAAGTGATGCAAAAGTTGGACGAAATCGCACGAAAGGAATTTAGTTATGGAGAAAGTTGAGTTTCTAATTCTTAGAAACCTGTTACATAATGAAGAATATATCCGAAAAGTAATACCTTTTATCAAATCTGAATATTTTGAAGATGTAAACCAAAAGATTGTATTTGAAGAAATACTTTCTTTTGTTCAAGAATACAATCAACCAGCAACAAAAGAGGTTCTCTGTATTGAGACAGAAAAACGTCAGGATATCAATGACACTTCTTTTAAAGAAGTCATTCAACTAATTACTTCTCTTGAAGATGTACCTGTTGAGTTTAACTGGTTGGTTGATTGTACAGAAAAATGGTGTCGTGATCGTGCCATCTACTTGGCACTTATGGAATCAATTCATATTGCTGACGGTAAGGATGAAAAGAAAAATCGTGACAGTATTCCTTCTATTCTCTCTGATGCTCTTGCTGTAAGTTTTGATACTCATATTGGACACGATTACTTACAGGACTACGAACAAAGATACGAATCATATCACAAAAAGGAGGATAAAATTGAATTTGATCTTGAATACTTTAACAAAATTACCAAAGGCGGCCTCCCTAACAAAACTCTTAA